AAATAGAGTAACTCAATGGGATGTCTTATGTTCATGAATGTGGTTTTCTCTACAATTTCTGGAGCTGAACCACCATAGCCAATAGAAGACATATAGAAATATCTAGTCTGTTCAGAAGCTTGTGCAAACTGGTCTCTGTTAATCATAGCTATGAACGCTGTGTCCAACAAAATCTGATTTAAAACGCCATTGGATAGCAATCCACCTTCCATGTTATTTTCTATCTCCCATGTGGCAAGTGAAGTTATTATGTATGGCAATTTGAGAGAGTATGCCAATTGGTTGGGGTCTGTTGTATAGAAATGGGTTTGAGCAATGGCGCCAGTCATGTCTCCAGTGAGTCTAGTGTTTGTTGTTAACCTCCCTTTCTCTGGTTTGAAAATGATTGAGTAAGAGCATTTCGAAAAACTGTCCAATGTAGAGCTCATTTTAACCACTGATACTGATTCATAAGACCCATTCACTCCCACATAATATTCGTCATCCTTTGGTGATACCTTTAAAGAAGCTAATATTGATTTGCTGATCTCATAATGATGTGCTATGCAAGCCCCTAGGTAAGTTTGATTCATTGTGCTCACATATGCGTCCAGCATAGAAGTAGTTGATCTCCCAAAGTTGTCTAAATCATTTGATGACAATGCACTCACTGTTAATATCTTTTTCCAAATATTGTCTCTTACAACAGCCAAATTGAGACTAGAGAAATAAGCTTCTGCGCATTCTTGATTCTTTATTGCAGTGGTTACAAAATTGTCTACTTGTTCGTCACTCACGTTAGCATTAAAATTGGCACCTAAGTAAGTCTTATCTTTCTTTTCACCTCTCTTTATCATAGACCTTGCAAGTTTCTTATCTATATGGTTAGCCCCAAAGACAATCCTAAAGACGTGTTCCTTCCTTTTCTGAATGGCTACCTTAAGGTTAGTGGGATCACTTAACACTCCTTCATTAGTTACCTTGGGGAAAGTGTCTACTATGCTCACTGCATCAGCTTCATCCACACAGACCACAAAATCCGTTAGGGCAGCAGTATATAATCCCTTAGCCAACCAGTTTGTTGTTAATGTTGATAATGTTGCTACCAGATCCCTTGATTCTTTGGTTGCAGCAGCTTCAATGGTTACAACAGGCTTGAGCTTAAATGAGTTCCTACACAATTCCTTTAAGGCATCATAATAGGGGTAGTAAGCTGGATCTGATTTGCCAAGCGCTTTCAAGAACAAAAGGTTAGCTGCATCATCTTGGCTTTTGATTCTAGTAATGCTTTCTTGGACAACACCCATGGGAACTTCTTTATTCTTGTAGTCACCAGGAGCTTCTGTGTTATCCATTAACGCTAATGATCTAGTAACCCTTTCATACACTTCTTTACAATTGTTTAAGAAATATGTATTATCAGCTTCTGACATTGTACAAAGGTGATCAATC